ATGCTTCGTGAGATTGCAAATGATGATTTGACGCCAAAAAAACACGATTTTTATCATCAAAACGACATTCATTCAAAAATTAGAAATGATATTGATTATGATGATTGGGAATATGGCACGGAACCCATTTACGAATCAAAAAATCTATGATAAATAATATTAAATTTAAAATTTAATATGCCTTTAGAACGAGTAAGTAGTGGTTTTAAAGATATAAGTATGTCATTTCAGACTAATCCTCTGAATAATGATCTTATTGGAATTAAAAATGAAACTGCGATTGCTCGTTCTATAAGAAATATTGTACTTACTCAACCAGGAGAAAAATTTTTTAATCCTTCTTTTGGTTCTCAAGTAAAAAAATCACTATTTGAAAACCTTGATGATCTTACATCTACCACAATTAAGGATGAAATAGAAAATTCTATTGAAAATTATGAACCAAGAGTTGAATTAATTGATGTTAGTGTTGTTCCAGAGTATGACAATAATTCATTTAATGTCACAATAATCTATAGAATTATTGGTGCAGATGTACAACCCCAACAGTTAGAATTTGTATTACTTCCTTCTAGATAAATGACATTAACAAATTTTTCAAATTTAGATTTTGATCAAATCAAAACAACACTAAAAGATTATTTGAGGTCAAACTCAAATTTTACTGATTATAATTTTGAAGGTTCTAATCTTTCCACAATTTTAGACGTATTAGCATATAATACCTATATTACCTCATATAATGCGAATATGGTCGCAAATGAGGTTTTTATTGATAGTGCTACATTAAGGGAAAATGTTATTTCTCTTGCTAGAAATATAGGGTATATACCTAGATCTAGAAAATCTGCAAGAGCGACCGTAAGTTTTTTTGTAGATTTTTCAAATTCAGATTTACAGAGTTCTTTTGTGACTCTTAATAAGGGAATAATATCCACCAGTTCAAAAAGTTTTTCAAATCAATCATTTGTATTTTCCATATTAGAGAACATTACAAAACCAGTTCTAAATGGAGTAGCATCTTTTGATGATATAAAAATCTATGAAGGTTCTTTAGTCACCAATAAATTTACATATAGTACAAATAACTTAAACCAGAGATTTATTTTACCAAACTCCGGTATTGATACTGAGTTACTTTCAGTATCTGTAGAGAGATCTGGAGTTAAATCAAACTATATCCTTCATAAAAATATTTTAGAAATAGATAAAAACTCTAAAGTATTTTTTATACAAGAAGTAGATGATGAAAGATATGAAATAATTTTTGGAGATGGTATTTTTGGAGAATCTTTACAGAATAATGATGAGATAGAAGTTTCATATATTGTGTCCAATGGTGAATCTGGAAATGGAATCTCTCAGTTTTCTTTTTCTGGGTTATTAAAATCCTCCAATAACGAAAATATTACTTCAGGAATTTCTTTATTAACAACTGGTTTAATTTCATCTGGAGGAGAAGATATTGAATCAATCGAATCTGTTAAAAAATACTCCGGAAGAATATATGCTTCACAGAACAGAGCAGTAACATCAAATGATTATGAATCTTTAGTCAAGAATGTAATATATCCAGAAACAGAATCTATTTCTGTTTTTGGTGGGGAAGAATTGATTCCACCTCAGTATGGAAAGGTCTTTATCAGCATTAAACCTAGAACTGGTGAATTTTTACCAAATTTAATTAAAGAAAATATAAAAACAAAACTAAAGCAATATGCAGTGGCGGGAATAGTTCCTGAAATTCTAGATTTAAAATATCTGTATATAGAAACTGATTCTAAAATTTATTATAATCCAAATTTATCATCTGGTCCTGATCAGGTGTTAACAAGTATCAACTATAATGTAAATAAATATGCAAAGTCTACAGAATTAAATAAATATGGAGCAAGATTTAAATACAGTAAATTTTTGAAAGTTGTAGATGATAGTCATGCTGCAGTTACTTCAAACATTACAAAAGTCTCAATACGTAGAGATTTAAGAGTTGTATTAAATTCTTTTGCAACATATTCTATTGGATTTGGAAATCAATTTCATATTTCAGATTTGAACGGGTTTAATATTAAATCATCTTCATTTAGGATGTCTGGAATACAACAAGATCTTTACTTATCAGATATACCAAACACTGATAGAGAGACTGGAATTATATTTTTCTTTAGTTTGCCAAATAAAAATTCAACTGATTTCAATATTGTAATAAGAAATGCAGGGACTGTAGATTATAAAAAAGGAATTATTAATTTAAATCCATTAAATATAATTTCAACAGAAAAAATAATAAATGGACAACCCACAATTCAAATATCGACTTCTCCAAAATCAAATGATGTAATTGGATTACAGGATTTATATTTACAACTAGATATTAATAGCAGTTTATTTGAAATGGTTGTTGATGAGATTTCCTCAGGAGCAGATCCTTCCGCATCAAATTATATTGTGTCCTCAAGTTACACTAATGGAAACTTAGTAAGATCCTAAAAGAATATGTCAGAAACCAGAATTAAATTTAATAATATCGTAGAAAATCAACTCCCAGAATATGTAAGAGAGGAGTTTCCATTATTCTCTGAATTTCTAAATCAATATTATATTTCCAATGAATATCAAGGATCTCCAGTAGATTTGATTCAAAATATTGATAGGTATATTAAGTTAGATAATTCGGCAGAAACTGTAACTGATGTAGTATTAAAGGATAGTATATCATTTTCTGACGACATAATCACCATTGATTTAGAAAAAAGTCCCACAGGAACTGACGGATTTCCAAAATCATACGGACTATTGCAAATTGACGACGAAATTATTACTTATAGAGAAATTTCTGGAGATTCTTTTGTTGGGTGTGTAAGAGGATTTAGTGGAGTGGTTTCTCATGAATCTGATGGAGCATCGGATCAATTATTATTTAAAACTTCACAATCCAATGAGCATGTATCTGGTTCAAAAATAATAAATTTAAGTGTATTATTCTTAAAAGAATTTTTAAGAAAAACTAAGTATCAACTCTTGCCAGGATTTGAATCAAAAGAGTTATATAATTCTATTAACGAAAAACTTTTCATTAAACAAGCAAGGGATTTTTATTCCACCAAAGGAACTGATGAATCCTTTAATATACTATTCAAATGTCTCTATGGAGAGAGTATAAAAATTATACGTCCAAAAGATTATCTATTTAAACCATCAGATGCTCAGTATAATGTAACATTTGACTTCTTAGTTGAATCAATAGAGGGAAATCCATTAGATTTAGTGAATTCTACATTATATCAGGATGAGTATTTGTATGGCAACTACACAAAGTCTTATGCTCCAGTAACAAATGTAGAAACTCTCATCACAAAATCTGGAACAAAATACTATAAATTAAGTTTAGATGCAGGATACTCACGAGACATTAGTGTGGATGGTTCTGTTTATGGGGAATTTAAAATTCATCCAAAAACTAAAGTAATTGACAACCATGAAGGATTAAATGATGTAATTACCGTAGAATCAACATTAGGATTTCCTGAAAATGGTCATTTAAGTGTAAACTATACAGATGAAACTTCTGGTATAGTTTCATATACATCAAAGTCAGTAAATCAATTTTATGGGTGTTTTAGTGTAGATGGTGGAAATATTAATTCTATTTCAGATGGATCCATAGTATCAATTAATACATTCGCTTATGGAATATCAACCAATTCAGAAAATGAAGATAGTATAATAAAAATTAAAATTAATTCAGCATTAAATCAAGTTGAATTTGATGAAGACTCTGATAATTTCTACCATGTTCCAAATACAAAGATAACTGTAAAATCTTTGGGATTTAATGAGGATGATAACTTTAAATTTAATAACTGGTTATTAAATATTTCTCCAACTTATCGCAATTGTTCTGTAGAATTAACAAGTGCAGAAGAGAGAAAATATACTATAACAACAAAATCAAATAATATTTTAAAAAAAGGTGATTTTATAGAGATTGAATCTATAAGTGGATCGAATATAAAAGTAGATCAAGTTTTCAATAAAAAATCTTTTTCAATTAAAGGTATCGATTTATCTCAAGATCTCTTATATTCAATAAGAAGAAAAATATCAAAGGTAAATGTAAATTCACCAAAATATTCAAATCTATTAAAAATTTCATCGGATGTTCAGAATGTTTATGAAAAGGATAATCAATTAATAGTTGCAACAAATTCATTACCAAGATATGAAGATCAACCATTAACTATAAACGATTTTTCTGTTACTGGAAATTTCATTGGAATTAGTACGATTAGTGTAAGTGGCGGACATTATTTCGAAAGTGGGGATATAGTATATTTTACTCCCGCAGATAATGAAAAAGCACCAAATTTACTTGAAGAAGGTGTTTATTTTATAAAAAAAATTAATGATACGGAAATTAAATTATGTAAGAGTAGATCATCAATTTATAAATCAGAATTTGTAGAGTTAAATTTAGATGAAACCTCAACATTTGATGATGCAGATGGTTGCAAAATAGAATTTTATAATTTCAATTCTAAAGATCTATCACCTCAAAAATTACTTAGAGTAATTCCCACAATAACCAATGATAGTAATATCTACGAATCTTTATCTGGACCAATTGGAGTACTAATAAATGGAACAGAAATACTTAACTGCAAATCCACAGATAAAATATATTATGGTGAAATAAAGTCAATAGAAGTATTATCTTCAGGAAGTGGTTATGATTTAATAAACCCCCCAACATTAAATATATCAGATTCTTTGGGCAGTGGAGCATCTGGGTATTGTTCAGTAGAAGGAGAATTGTCTGATATTGAAGTTATTGATCCTGGTTTTGATTATATAGAAACTCCATTAATTAATATAACTGGAGGAAATGGAACAGGAGCAAAGGCATTAGCAAATATTAAACTAGTAGATCATGAAATTTTATTTGATGCTCAGAATAACGTAACTACAGGGAATTCTATTTCTTCAAAAATAGGGTTTTCTACTTACCACAAGTTCAGAAATGGAGAAAAAGTAATCTATAAGACAAATAGATATACTTCTATTGGGGGAATATCTACGAATTCTTCATATTATGTTTCTGTAAAATCACCAACAGAAATTCAACTTCACTACAACATTGATGATTTTAACTCTGGAATCGCAATATCATTTACTTCTACTGGGGTAGGAGAACATAAAATATTAGCATTCAATAAAAAAATTATAGTAGGATCTATTAGTATTGTTGATCCTGGAAGTGGATATCAAAATAAAAAAAGAACTACTACATCATTGGGAATTAGTACTCATTATGGATACGGTTTGGTTTCTATCGAAAATCATGGTTATCAATCCGGAGAAATATTAAAATATTCAGTTGAAGGCACTGAAATTTCTGGACTATCAAATAATGAAGAGTACTTTGTCACTAAGTTAAGTGATAATAGATTCACTCTTTCCCAAATAGGTGTTGGGATTACCGAAAAAGATTTTTACTATAAATCAGCACAATATATTAAATTCAATTCTGTTGGTGTTGGTACTCATATTTTTAACTACCCAGAGATAAAAGTAGAAGTTATTGGTGATGTAGGAGTAGGAGGAACAATATCCAAAGATATCTTTAAGTGTAAAGTTAATCCGAAATTTACTGGAAGAATATCTTCTATTTACTTGAGTGATAAAGGAACCAATTATGGGTCTTCTGATATTTTAAATTTTAATAGAATTCCAGAGATTTCTTTAGATTCTGGTTCTGGTGCTATATTAAGTCCGGTCGTAAGTGATGGAAGAATAGTAGATGTATCTATTATTTCTTCAGGACAAAATTATAATTCTACTCCAACGATTTCAATAATTGGAGATGGAATTGGTGCAGTACTAAATCCAATTACAGTTAATGGTAGTATAACTTCAGTTAAAGTCATTGAAAGTGGGATTGGATATAGTCAAAACAGAACCCAACTAATAGTAAATTCTAATGGAAGTGGTGTAAGTTTATATCCAAATATTCAAACTTGGACTATTAATTTAGTGGAAAGATTTTTAGAATCTTTTGATCAATTGGATGATGGGGTTTTATTTAACTCAATTTCAAATCAAGATCAATTACAATATGGACATTTATATTATCCAAGAAAATTAAAAGAAATATTAAATGATAATTTAGATCCTCTTAACACCTCACATTCTCCATTAATAGGATGGGCATATGATGGGAATCCAATATATGGACCATATGGATATGCAAATAGAGATGGAAGTGGCGGTATAGTTCAGTTAAATTCGGGTTATTCATTAAAAACTTCACAAGTATTAAATAGACCTAATTTCTCATTAGGATTTTTTATAGAAGATTATGAATATAAAAATAAAAATAATGATACTTATCTAGACGAATACAATGGAAGATTTTGTGTAACTCCAGAGTTTCCTTCTGGCGTGTATGCTTATTTTTCTACAATAGATTTAACACCATCTATTAGTTTTAATGGGTAT